CCACTGCGGCAACCACAAGTGCAACATTGCCAAATAAATCTAGATTATTAGCAAGCCCACTGATTGCGGCCGCCACTGTTGCGGTTAAAGAGATAGCATTGTCGGTTTTGTTAAGGTATTCCGACCAGGCATTACCAAAATGTGAGCTGGCACGACCGATAGTCAGCGGCATGGATTGGTATTGTTTTTCGATTTCAGCAGCGGCTTCTTTTGTCGCACTCAAGATAATCTGTGGCGTAAGCTCACCATCTTCGGCCATTTTGCGCAGTTCGGCGCGAGTTTTGCCGAGGGATTTTTGCAACACCTCCAAAAAGATAGGCATTTGCTCGGCCACGGAGTTAAATTCCTCGCCGCGCAAGGTGCCGGAGGCTAAACCTTGGGATAACTGGATAATGGCGTACTTAGCCTCCTCGGCTAATGCCCCGGAGACGACCACCATTTGTTGCAATGTGCGGGTAAATTGGAGGAGTTCCGCGCTATTGGCTTTATCGCCCAACGCACGGTAAACGCGGGTGTAAAGCTCCGCCGTGGATTTAAACGCATTGCCCGTCTCGTTAGAGATGTCCATTAACTCTCTAAATGTGCCTTTTGCCTCGTTGTTTGTGCGGGAGACAAGTTTAATGCGTGCTTGATAGCTATTCATGGCATCAGCATCAAGTAAGATACTTTTAGCGCCAAGAGACACACCTGCAATAGCGGTAAATCCTAACAATTGGGATTTAAACCCGTTTAATTGTTGGCTGACACTGTTTAATTCCGTTTTGGTTTGTTTTAGCTTGTTGTTAAGTTGCCCGGTGACGGTATCTAGCACGCTTAAACCTTGAGCACCCGCTTTACCTTGCGCGCTCAAGCGATCACTTGCTGTGCCAACGCCTGTGATTTCCGCTTTAAACTGTTTAAAATTGCGCACCGCCGCATCCACATCGGCTTTAATGCGCATTGCAAGCGTCAAGGTATCTGCTGCCATAAATTCACCTTAAAAATTGACCGCACTTTATGCGGTCAGGTCATTAATATAATTGGTTAAATCTTTACCGCCGCTAAATCCTACGGCGCAATCTATCGCTCGTGCGGCACGCTCACGGCGGGCGCGGAGCATGGATTTTTCATAAAATAGGACGAGCTGCCGGGCGGTGTATTGCCCGAGTTCCTTAAATTGGTGACCGTTAGCCACCAAGTGCTCTATGATTTCTCCCCAATCAGGCGGCGCGCATTGGTCTGTGCTATTTGCTCGACTAGCGGTTGCACCGCTTTGCGGGTAAAAAAATTACTGTTGACCGCCCACCACAACAACATTAAATCTTCGCCTTCTTGCGCATTTAAATTAGCAACAAATGCCACTGGCTTGTTAATGGATACGGCAACCAGCTCAATAATCGCTTCATAATTGTCGGCAAGCGCCTGCATGATTTCATCCCACCGCGCATTTTCGGGCTTATCGACACTGGCTAACTGACTGCGTAAAGTTGCGATAAACGCCGATAATTTGGCGTTATGCTGCATTTGTTGGATGAGTGTGTATTCTTTCACCGTGACAGTTTCACCGCCGACGGTGATGTCACGATTCGGATAGAGGATGTCAAGTTCGGATGTGGCTTGGTTTTGCATTTTTATTATCCTTCCAATTTTAAAAAAGCCCGCTCAATCAAACGTTGCTCCTGCAATGATTGAGCGGGGGAGCGTGCAGCAATGGCTACTGCTTAATGGTTTGGATACGTCCAAAACGACCCAAGACGGTATCACCGGTTTTAGTGGTGTCAGCCAACACTTTGGCTTTGGCACTCAATGCGGCCAACGAGTTATCGTTGTTAATCAACGCAAGCGCGTCGGTCGGATTAAAGTTGATTTTGTACAACTCCAACATAATCCATTCATTTTGCTCAGCAAGGTTGACGCCTTCGTAACGCAAAAACAGATCTTTCGGGTTACTGGTCAACATCGCCACGTTTAGCACCTCGCCGTAGCTGTAAGCCACCGTTTCGGTGTTGTTGGTATGCTCGGTCAAAAACTCCAGCGTGCCAAAGGTTTTATCTACAACAAAGTCGGTATTTTCGGTCATGCCGTTAATCGTGACATCACTGACTTTTACATGCTTAAGCGCAATGCGGTCACCCACTTTGATGTCTTTCGGCAATGCCTCACCGGTCACAGTACCGGCTTCAATTTTGCTGTGCTCGCCAAGTAACAACAACGCCAAGTTTTCCGAGCTAAACTCATGAAACTTAAGGGTCAACTCACCGGATTTGCCGGTATTGATTTTGCGCACTTCCAAGCGTTGTCCGGAGTAAGATTCTTTGTGGGTAAATTCTTCCGTGCTTAAGGCTAGATTAGCCTCAGAGATATCGCCTACCCAACGTAAATTTTTTGGTTCGCCGTTTGGCAAACGTTCGGCAAGGTACACACGACCTTGACCGTAGCTATAAGTTTCATTGCGCGACATTGTTTGTTTCCTCGCTTGGTGCTTCTGTTCGACGGGTCGTGGCGACTTTGCCGACGCCCATTTTTACGATAAATTCTGCGGAGGACTCGTCTAACTCCAACGTTTCTCCCGCCTGGTATTGTTGCCCTGCATGGGTATGCGGAGCGGTTAACATAATTTTAGTTTGTGCCATGGTTACCCTCTGTCATAGCTTGGCATTGGCGCTTTAAAGTACATGCCGTACACCGCCACCCCCATGCCGCTTTGCGTGTCAGACCACAGGTTTTGCACGCTTAACAGCTCAAATGTGCCGCTTGGCGGTAGTCGATAACGATGCAATCCGGCACTTAATTGCTCAACCAACTGATAGATACCGACCTCATTTTCGCGTTCGCCGTCCAGCACATTAGCCACTACATACACCGCCCAACGGGCTTGTACGATGCTTGGGTTTTCGCCCGGCATGTGTCCAAGCCACGCGGTATAAGCCGCAGGCGGATTGCTCACAATGCGCGTGACCGCCGAGTCATCCCAGTGCCCGGGATGTGAGGTCACCTCTTGCAATACATCACCGCAAAGCTCTCTGATTCTCGCTTGTAGCGCGTCACTGGTCTTGGCTATATTGCTCATCAGATAAATCCTTTTGCGCGGTCACGCGCCCATATGGAGCCTGCTGATTCGATAATCGCCACATTATCACCTTCCACCGTTTCACCTTCCTCGCTGATGCCCAGCGAGATAGTGCCGTTAGCCACTTTTTCGAGGTAGCGGATGCTGTCATCGTAATCGCGGCGGGCTTGCTCGGTTGCCCGATTTTTTTCTAAAAAATAGCGGGCAATGTAGCAACAGTGACGCTCTAATACCGCAGGCACGTTTTTAAGCGGCAGGGTATAACGCCCGGCAAGATAGCTATCAATCGTCTGTGATGCGTCTTCAAGCGCTTCGGCGACTTTGGGGCTGTCTGCGCTTGTGGCAAGCGTTTTAATGCTTTGCTCGCCATAGCGTTTAACTAAGCCTTCCGGGGTGGCGTAAAGCATTATTGCCCGTCCTGTACGGTCTTAATGGCGTCAGCCAATAAGGCGACTAAATCCGCTTTCACGGCATTGCCGGCAAACTGCACATTACGCTCGGTTAATGCGGCCTTTAATTGCTCAACGGTCAGGCTGTTTAAATCGGCTGGTAATGCACCGTCATCCATGGCCGTTGATGATTTACCGTCCGCACCGTCTTGAGATACTTGTTTGTTGTCACCTGCTTGAGCTGGCGCCATTGGTTCAGGCGTGCCAACAACCAAACGGTGGTCGCCTTGTAACGCCGCGACTTGCTTGGCCGTGAGCGCTTCAAGCGTGCTTTCGCCGAGAGACAAGACGCGACCAGCGCGGCAATAGTCGTCTTTAATGCGGTTTTGTACCGTGACTTTAAATAGTTCAGGCATTGCATTTTTATCCTTAAAATGGGTTTAAAAGGGGTTTAAAGTGCGGTTAAACATCACCGCACTTTTTGGTGAACGGTTACAGGTAGTCTGCAACAATCAACTCAAGTTTTAAGTTGCGTAATTCGTTGTCCACGGTAGCACCGTCTTCGACGCGGAATGCACGCTCTAATAACTTGGTGGCTTCTTCTTGCAAATCGACCGGCACCACGATGTGGGTTGGTTTAATGCCCAATTTATGGCCACCGTCACCTTCCACTTTGCGCATTGCTTTAATGGCTTTCCATAAGTTCTCGGCGGTTAGCTTGCCTTTTACGGCGTGTGCCATCTGCCAAAAGCCGTAGCCCACGTTACAACGGGAGTCCACACCATAGCTGTACACGTTGTCTTCATAGACTTTTTGTGCTTGGGCATCAGTGATCTGCGCCGGCGTCGGGGATTTGCGATTTTGGAAAATAATCGGTTTTAAGGCACGAGAGCAGTCTAACAAGTACCATGCACCGTCTTCGGTCACACCAGTGCTATCATCGGTGATATTGCTCACCTGTACCGGGTCGGTACCATCCGGATTTTTGCCAACCGGGTGGTCGTCGTCAAAAAAGTATTGACCGTCATAGCACGCTGTTTTAAAGCCGGCTTTTAACGCACCAAATACTAATTCGTCCGGTTGTTCGCCTGCGGAGCGTCCTAACTCCGTGACAAGCGGGGCATAGACGCCGATGTTGTCATCTTCGATGTCAGTGCGGTGGATTTCCACGCCCGATGCCCAGTCTTTGTTGACTACCGCATAACCATGGGTTTGGATAGCAGTAACTGCACGCTTACCGACCCATTCGGTCAGTTTTGGCATTTGACCGAGCCACGTGTAAGTGTTGCTTTTGGTGGTAGAGTTGACCGCAGTGGCGATTTTGGTGTATTGGCTCGGGGCTTTTTCTAAGCCTTCGCGAAAGTTTTTACCCAGTGCGGTAAAGAGCGCTTTTACGATTTCAGGGGTTACATTAGCCATTATTTAGCTTCCTTTTCTTTGGCAAAATCTTCTTCGGACATGCCGAGTAATTTTGCAACGGTTTTTTCATCGGCGGATAACACGGCCACGCCTTGCTCTTTCGGTTTTTCCAAATTTTCCGTTTGTTGTGCGGATAACACGGCAAGTTTTGGACGTGCATCCAGCATGGCGGATAACGCCGCAACGCCTTGCTGTTTGCCAAAGCCGGTTAAATAATCCACTTCGGTCTCCATTACGCGACCTTCGTTTTTAGCCTTGGCAATGACGCTCGCCACGTCGGTCTCATTGGTTTTGGCGGATAACACGGCAAGCTGTTGCACGGTGGCGTCATACGTTGCTTTTGGCACATATTTGCTCAAATCCACATCGTTGATTTTGGCGCTTAATGTGGCGACCTGCGTTTCGGCGCTCGCTTTGGCAGCGGTAATGCCGTCCAGCGCAGAGAGTGCGGTTTGTGCTTGCTCTTCGGTGAGTTCCGCGTTGTCTTCCACGGTCACACCCAGTTTGCCAAGCAACTGTTTTAACAATGGATTCATTGTTGCTTTCTCCTTGGGGTTGGGTTGATTAATTTGGGCCGATAACACCGCTAACCGACGCATACCGGTGACTCCGGGGTCGTTGGTTAACGCTGCCATTCTGAGTTCGATGGGTTCGCCGCGGTCGTCATAGCTAAACACCGCACTTAAAAAGGCAAACTCCCCGTTTTTAATGTGATCATAGGCTTTGGGTGTCCAACGTGGCTTAATCCATAAGCCTTGGCGCTCATCATCGTCAAACCACTTGATTTCATCTGCGTCAAACCACCCGGCAGCAAGGACTTCACCTGCACCTTCGCCGTTTTTGGCTTTAAGGATGGTCTCGTGCTCGTAGTCAACTAACGCGTCTTGGTTAAGCGCACGCAAGCGGTCGATTAAGCGATTGGCAATCGTCTCGTCGATATACCAATGCGGCACGTCATGGGGGGAGCCATCGCGTGATCTAAATTCGCCTTTTGGCAAAAGCTGTTGCCAGCCGTCTGCCGAGGTTTTGTTGATTTGCGCCGTTAAGACGGCAAGAGGGTGGTTTGTCGTTTTCATGGCGCAATCATGCGCCGATTTGAGGGGTGGTTGGGTTTATTGCGGCTCGCAATAATTAATGATGTTTTACTTTGGTTTTTTGATTTGTGATTAATGCTGGATTTGTTGTTGCGTTTAAGAGGGGTTTAAATGCGTTTAAGTGCGTTTAAAAAATTAAGTTGGTATGATTTATCGTCTTAATCTTTTTATTCGCTCCATGCGCCTCTTATTGCGTTTTTTAAAATATCTTTGATTTCGTCTATTCCGTCTTCAGATACGCCTAAAAATGGACGGGCCGACATTTTCTTGGTGCCGAGCTGATGATAGATACCATAAGACTCCGATACGCCTACGGCAGCAAAGTCGTCGCCATAGTCGATATTAAGACTATCGATAAGCTGACCGGTGCGGTGCAATATCTTACCATCATACCCCTTGGCATAACGACTTTTTTTATAGACAGGATCAAGGTCTGCCCATTTTTTGCCTTCGGGGGATTGCTCGGTCTCAAACGCCTCTTCGGCGTCTGCACGCAATACGTTGGCCATTTTGCGGGTCATGCCATCGGACTTGCCGAGCTGTACCAATTTGGCAAATGCGCCCTGTACAATGCGCATGTCTTTTTCATCAAAACTGATGTCGAGTTCCACTTGACATACTCCTTTAAAGGGGGTTTAATCTAGTTATCTTAAGCACCGGGTGGCGAAATGGTAACGCGGTAGGGCTGCAAAGCCCTATATACTGTAGGTTCAAGTCCTGCCCCGGCGCTTAAGTTATTTAAGGTTTTCCTTTCAATACTATATACACCCCACCTTTTATTGCTCCTAATACATCGCCAAAGTTTTCGACTTTATAAGCATTGATAATGGCATCGACTTTCTCGTTAGGTTTTAATCTTCTCGGATTAAAGTCAGTAGTGACTACCACTTTAATACTTCGATCAGCACTAAAATAAATTAGATTGTTATGCCCTTCACCTTTATCAAAAACAACCAAATCCTCATCAGCAATAATTCGGGACAGCGAGCTATAGTCTTCTTCGCTTAATCCGACACCGCCTTTACGATGTTTAGCGCTATTAGCATGAGATAGGTTTTTCTCGGTCATGACAAGTAACCGCTGGCTTGTTACTTGTCCTGTAATTTGCGCAACCCCATCGGCTACAGTTTCTGACACAATGCCGGCACTAATATATCGGTCGCTCGCGCCTTGTTTTGCAAAATTAGCCTTAACCCAATTTGCAAACGCCTTATGCCGCACTTCGCTATTGTTAATCGCCTGTATTGTTTGACTGCGTAAATCGCGGTTTTTTGCGTCTAAGATTTTACGGATTAAAACGATATCATTTCCGACCGCACTTTTGCCGACATTATTGCTCCAACCGGCGTCCGTGGTAATGGTGCCTTTATCGGTGGTTAGACTATACACCTTGGCATGGGTTTCTTCGCCGGTGGCCTTATCTACGCCCGCAAGCGCCCAATCTTGTTTAATTTTGCCGCCCGATTGGCTGACCTCAAGCCCCATTTTATCCAACCGTCTTTGGCTTAATGCACGCACCCGACAACGACAATTCCAACCATTCGGCGGATACATTACATCCCAAATTGGGTCATCATAACGATACACCTTCTCGTGCAAGGCTAAATGACTTGCCCGAGTGCGGCTATCTTTGATCGCCAAATATTGCCAATAGGGCTGTTCATCGGCATTGGCCATTTGCTCGGCATAGCGTGCGGCATGGTAAGCGGTGATTTTATTGGTGCGCAAAATCGTTTGTAAACGGCGCGGACTACCAAGCTGTATCGTCTGCTCCGTGCCGTTGGTATTAGACACTTTAACCTTGCCCCACCATCCCAACGCCTCTAATTTGGGGCGCAAATTGTTGATATATTCGCGTTCCGGGATACCTTTTTCAATGGCCTCCACGGTGGCTGTGCGAATGGTCTCCAATACATCCATGCGGGTAACTTTGGCCACGGTAAAGGCGCGCGCATGAGCGTCCTCAAGGGCTTCTTGCCAATTCCAGGTAATGGCATATCCCTTGGCGTTGAGATAGTCAACGGCAAGCTTAGGCTCCATGCGCAATAGCGCACGCATATCCAGGTTATCGGTTGGCATTTAGACGTCCTATTAAGTCACTAACAAATAATGCACGGGTAAGCATTTGCTCTAACGCCTCATCGTCCAAATCTTGATAGAGTTCGGCAAGCCGGGTTTGTGCGTATTCATAGCCGCCTGTACGGATAGCGGCTACAATCGGTTTTAGCATTGGATCAATCACCGACTCGTATTCTTCTGCCGTCGGTTCCAACTCGTCAATCAAGTCGTCAGGATCACGGTGTAAAGCATTTATCGTCAGCGGTGATCCTGCACTTAACACCGCACTTTTCGCTGGTTCAGCAGGCTCTGTTTGTATCATGCCACGACTTAACACCGCTTCACCGTCAGCGGCAACAGGGATTTGCATTTTATCGTGCGCCCACTGGGCAGGGATTTTAAAGCCGATGTCAACCAGTCTGCCTAATCCCTCGCCAAAGCTATTAATATCCTCGCTTTCGGCGGTGTCAAACTCAAAACGCGGTATGCGGCGTGCGTCGTTAAATGACTTACAGTTAAGGGCATAAAGCGGATACACCAAGTCACGGGTCAGTGTTGCGGCTAAGCGTTTTAAGTCGGCATCACGCAATTCTTGGCGCACCTCATTGTGGACATTGCCAAGGGCATTGGTCGAGGTCTTGCCATCGGATTGCGAGGTGAGCGTACCGCCTAAAATCGCCTTAGACATGGATTTTTCCGCCCAGTCAATCATTGCCATAAATTCTGTGGCATTGCCCTCAGCGGCTTTTTCAAACTCAATGTCCATGCCGCGCGGAATAATCCCACCTGCGTTATGACCAATGCTCATTACGGCGCGTAACAGGGTGTTTTTCTCCGTGTTGGTTGCCCCCTCGGGGTATTTACCCAAGCGGAGGGGTAAGCCGTAAATCTCCAAAAACTCGGCAAAGTCGCGGGCGGAGTAGTTGCGGTAAATAAACGGCCAAACCAAGGTGCGCACAAGACCAATACGGGATAAATAACCGGTTTTTGCCTTGGCGATGTGTGTAATCCAGCCAAATTTAGCCAACTCTACGCCATCCGCTGTGCCGTCACGCAGCCGTAGCGTGTTACGCGCTTGTTGAGGTGTCATAAACCAAGCCGGGTCTCGCCAGTGTACGTTACGGATGAGTTTCAAGCCGCCGACAAGGCCTTGCTCCCACTCAATCTCTTGGCAGCTAAACCCCTTGAGGATAGCGTCCGTTGCGTCAAAAATACAATCATCCAGCCATGTTGCGTCACGCAGGATCTCCTCAATCATTTGCGCATCGCGTTGTTCTGCCGCACTGGCATTGGGCGGTGGCGTAATTTGCCAGTCCATTGTCAAAATGGCATTACGGCGCTTGCCGAGCTCCGATTGCAAGTGGGAGTCCTTTTCTTCCATATCCTCGGCTAGTTCACACTGGCCGATTAAATCGCCCATTTCAGCGGCGCGTAATAATGTGGCCGCTTTGGATGGAGTGAGACCGCTTGCCGGGTGCTCGCTGTAATGATGTTGCAATAAAGCCAGACGACTATCATTTTCCGTCTGCTGGTCGTCATCAAAATCAAACGGCTCACCATGGATATCTAAAATCTTGCTTTGCATAAATTATCCTTAAAAATTGTCCCAGTCAGAGTTAAACGCGGCATTTAAATCATCTTGCTCACTGCTGGAGTAATCAAAACTGCGCACCTGCGGCGTATCAGGGCGTTTGGATGTTATTGGGGTAAACTCAATTTCGCCGCCTGTCATATAACTTGCTCGCACTGCCATGCAATAGGACACCGCACTATCGCCATGGCGTTTTCCGCTTTTGCCTTGGTTGCGGGTGCGGTCGATTTTCGGCACACCGTTAATCACCACAATGTGACCTTGGTCTAAGATAATCTCCTCATCCTGTGGGATTTGGATCAGTCCGCTCTCATAGAGGGCTTTGTATTTCGGCATCCACTCTCGATACCATTTATCGTTTAACTGCACCGTCTCGACCATGCTTGCGCCATAACGCAATAACACGGATTCCGCCAAATATCCGCCGTTTCCGGTGGCGTCAAATGCCGACCCGATAAAGCGAGGGATATGCTTTAACACAAAAAAGACGATCTGCTTTTGTTGCTCATACGGGCAATTACGCACCTCAAGGGTGATCTCCATATGGCGTGCTGTGGTCGGTTGCACAGCGCAAACGCTAAAAATACTCAAGTCGCCTTTGCGCGCAAAGTCGCACCCAAACGAGTGGCGCATATCTTTATCTAACGCCTCCAAGTGCGGTAGAACGTCTTTGATTAGCCACTCATTGACGAGCGTAATGCGCTCCATCTCACTGTAGTCGATAAATTGACTATCGCACTCAAAGGTGAGTTTGATTTTGTCCGGGTTGGCCGCACGATCAACCAGTGGACGTGGGATATAACCACCGGAGCTTTTCTTCGGTACGCAATAATATTCTTCCAGTGCGTCTTCTTCCGTGGCAGTTTCACGCAATAAGCCGCGTTTCCAGGCATCTTCTTTTTCCGGTGACCACTCTTGCTTGCTCACCTGGCAAATGCGCTGATAAAGCCCCTCTTTGCACGCATCGTCCAGTGTAATGGTATGGATGGAGTAGCTTTTGCGCCCGGCGCGGCTGTCTTGGATGAGTTGATTAAACAGGTTATCTACACCGTTATGGGTTGAGATTAACCGCACTTTTGCGCCCCACATGGTAAGCGCAAGCGCCGCCTTCAAAACTTCGGCTAATTTTTCGTGGAATGCCGCTTCGTCAATACACACGACCCCTTGCATACCCCGCAAGTTTTTCGGGTTTGAGGAAAGCGCCTTGATTTTAAAGCCCGAGGCAAAGTAGATGACGTAGGTCAAGATGTCCTTGTCTTCATCGTCAAAAATCTCTTTTTGGATTTGCCCGGCGGCTTGGTTAAAGTTTTCCGCCCACATAGCTGCCGCATCGATAAATTCGCGCGCCATCTCTTTGTTGGAGCCGATATAAAAAACATCAGACCCACCGTCTGATTTTGCTCTGCCGGCAATTAATACGTCATCGGCCGCTTCCGCCCAGGTTAAACCTGTTCGACGGGACTTCTCGGCAATTTTTAAAGGGCTATCATCAGCAACCCAGCGCTTTTGATAGCCCAATAACAATTCTTTCGGATCAAACGGGATAAACTCCGGTAACTTCATCATGCAATCCCCAAAATTTTCGCTTTCAGGTGATCAACGGTTTCCTGCGATAACCCTGCCTGCACAATCACTTTTTCCGCCGTTTCCGCGGCAAGTTGCGCCACCTCTTTGCGGATTTTGCGCTCGCGCTCCTCGCTAATGGCTTGTGCTTGTTCGATGCGGTTGGCAATCAACGCAAGTTGATTAATCACTTTCGGATCAACATCGTCTTCTTGACCTAACGCCATGGCCTTATCAAAAGCAATGGTCTTGACCGCTTCCATCAAGAGTTTACCCACATCCGACTGTGGTGCTTCACCAAATTGCTTTGCCCACAGCTCTGCCATTTCGCGGCTTTCGCGGATTTTCGCCCCCATCTTTTCCATTTTACTGGCATAGCGGTTAAGCCCTGTTTTACTCAAAAGGGCGGTCTCAGGCAAGCCACAATCGCGGATGAGGTCATTAATCTCCTCTAAGATTTCTGCCTGCGAGAACATCTTGTCACGCAACATCATGGCAAGACGGGTTTTGATATCCGGTGGTAACAAATCAACTTTGGATGCGCGCCCGCGAGTAGTTTTATCACTCATTTAAAGCCCCTTTAAAGTCGGTTTAAAGGTACGGTGATGGGCGTTTAACGCCATCAACTACAACACGACCTTGTGCCACGTCTAACCCTCTTTGGGTGATGACAAGGACAAAAAACTCACCCTTTCCGGTGTCAATGCGCTTGATTTTGACTAAACCTTGTTCTTCAAGCCAAATGGCATGATTGCGCACTAAATCGCGGCTGATATTGTGTCCGTAGGCGGTTAATACATCTTGCAAAATGGACTCGTTAGCGTCGTAACCGTCCTCGGCAAGCGTGCGTAGCATCACAAGGCGTTGGTCTTTAGTAAAAATATCGTGCATGTTTTATTCCTTGCGGTTCAAAACTTTATCTTCAAGCAATAAGCCTGTTTGGCGGCTAATTGCGCTTAATGTGGCGTTAGTGGCCTTCGTTTCGCCTTCGATTTTTGTCATCAACTTTTCAAGGGATGCAAAATCTTTTGCAGTGGGTAACGCGTCCACTTTTAATTCCATTTTTGTCAACCGTTCATCGTTTTTTTCGATGCCATCTTGCAGCATGTAAATATCGCTTTTTTTGGCGTACTTACTATCCATTTTGAGCCAAAACAGGGTTCCGATAACGCCAAAAAGGGTGGCGATAATGCTCCAGTTTTTCTGGATAAAAGAGATAATTTCCATCATTTTTGTGATTCTTCGTGTTCTTGTTGGCAACTTACACAACGCACACAGTGCGGCATGGCTTTAATGCGGGCAGGGGGGATAAGCGCACCACAATCCACACAACACCGCGCCGCGTTCATAGCATTGGCAAATTGTTGCGCCGATTCCTGTTGTTTGCGCCAGTTATCCCACATTATTTCTTCCCTTTCTTGGGTTTTATCAACAATGTCATTCATTAGGTTGTGATTCCTTTTCGCAAATCGAGCGATAGGTTTTATTGTGAGTAAGCACTTGGCGTAATGTTTCAGTGGTGTCTTTTTCGGAGGCTTTAATCAACGCAAAGCCGGCACAACTGTTAATCGGGACGTATGTCGTTGTTTTGGCGCAACTCGGCAACAATGCCGTCACGGCCAAGGCTATGAGTGTTTTCTTCATGTTTTTGCTTCACTTTGTAGTTTTTAACTTGTTGCTCAACTACCGCTTTCTCGGTTTTGAGTTGGTTATTTTCGGATAATAATTTGAGATTGGCGCGCATAATGTTGTCCACCTGCTGTTTTGCTTTGTGGATTTTCCATTTCGCATAGACAAATACGATTAAAACAATTACACCAAGTGCACCAAATAAATTTAAATTAATCATAATTAGGTTCTCTGTGTTTGTTGCGATTTAACGCGTTAGCAAAGCCTTTTGTCGCTGCACCACCGGCGCAAAACACCGCAAAATACATAAACATCTCCGGCACATAAGGACGGTCAAGCCACACGCAAAAGCAGAGGATGGCTGCCATCAAAATCGCACCGAAAAACTGGATAAAGGCGGTCGTGGATAAACGGCCGTCCGAGTTGGTATAGAGTTCGGAAAACATTATTTTTTGTCCTGTATTAACTCGCACTGATAAAAGCGATTTCCTACGCTAAATTTGCCGTAGTCGTCGCATGTTTTTTGGAGATTTACCAGGGTGCATATAATGGCGATGGCAAATATGCCAATCCCTGCAAACACCCCAAGCGCTGCCCACTCATCGTTCAGATAAGCAACAAATACGCCAACGGCACAAACCATCAAGATAGCCACTGCAATCCCCATCATTTACCCCTTATACAAATGGTCAAAGTTAATCATTTGCTCACTATCAAGCCATGCCCATACATCAAAACAAGGGCAGTCTTTCAGCCACTCATTCGGGGTGATCGTGCCGTCGCCGTTTAAGTCGGGACTCAAATCACGATGTCCACAAATGCGAGCACTGGGATGTTGACTTTCGAGCTTGCGTAAGAGTTTGTGCAGTGCAATCCACTGCGCCTCGGTGTATTCGCCGTGGTTTTTGCCTGTTTTGGTGATACCGCCGACCAAACAAATGCCGACAGAATGTTGATTGTGACCTTTAACGTGCGCGCCCACCTCACCAACTTGGCGCCCGGTTTCAACCGTGCCGTCTGTATCAATCACAAAGTGGTAGCCGATATGTTGTAAGTGCGGGTTAAATTGATTGCATTTTACCGCGTCACGTTTAAACCCTCGCTTACCGTGCCAGTCGTCAATGCGTTGAGCTGCAGTCTGTGTGGCAGTGCGTAAAGATTTGCCGTTTTGGGTTGCGGCGCAATGGATCACAATTTTGTGGATGGGTAAAGACATAAAAAAACTCCCTTTAAAACGTTAAAGGGAGTTTAAACAAAGTAAGGAGCTATTCGGGTTTATTGGCTATCACTAAATTTGGTAGGGTAATTCAGGCTGATGGCGTTTTTTGATGAGGTTACGTTGTTTGCGGATAATAGCGTAAGTATGTGGCTCAGACAAGCCGTAACGCTCACTTAATGCCCGCACGTTACTACCGTTAAAATCATTATAGATAGCATAGTCACGGAGTGCTTCTTTGAGTCTGTCTGCGCGCGGCAGATAGATAGCACGACCGCCGAGATAGTGCGATATGACAAGGATTATTTTTTCAATGGTTTTGTCATCATAAGATTTTCCTTGTCTGCTAAATTCCGATTTAATCAACTGCACCAATTTAACTAACACACTTTCCCAAGACTTGGATAATTCGGCATCCGGAATGTGATCTAACTTATCAAATAACTGCCCGACCATCTCATGATCATCAGCAAATAAATCGTGTTGTTCATCTGTCATGCTTGTACTCTCCGTTGCCATCTTTTCAAAATCTCAAGCAGTTTTGTTGCTTCCACATCATCCAAACTTTGCACATTGAGCTTAATTATATTATTCGGGCGTCTGTGCTTTGGATTAAATAGCGTGTTGTGCATAAACCGATTTAATGCGCGCTCCGAGCCGTCTTTAACAATGCCGTCTTTGTGCATTTGGATCCAAATTGCACGGATTTTGTGCGTAATTCGGGACTTCACCACCGCATGCTCGGTTACCGGTGTTCTGCCTTTTCTAACTTGTGGTTTAAATCCCTTATCTTTCATGGCCTCGTACACTTTTAAAAGCTCACCAGCCGTCATTTTGGTCGTGCTTGTTTTGCCGGTTAAGTTATCCAACAAAACACGATAACTTAACTCATCCATATTTAACTTGCTTTTTGCAATATGGATGAGCTGGATAAGTTTAGGTTTCGTTAATTTAACATCTAGCATCATTTTTCCACTCCAACCAAATTGCATATTCAGGCGTATGTTTCACAAACTCAAGCTGTCCAATGGCTGCATAGCGCTCGATATATTGTATCGCATCTGTCCGCTTGTCTTCTGCTAATTTTTCCGCACTTTCTACCGCACTTTTGCCTTGCTCATTGCGCACCACGGCAAACAACGGCTTAGCCCCCTCATAAACCTTTTTAAGGTAGTTATGAGTGGTTAGTGCTACCACATTTCGGGTTTCTCGGCGGTTTTTCATCACGCCACTAACGGTTTCGGTCAGCGCATGGGATAACAACGGACTCGGCTGATACATCCCCAATACTTCTTGCATTAATTTTAATGCTCTTGAGTTGGATAACGCCGCTTTTTCCGGTCTAAACAGGGCAATATAACTCACCAACGCACGGGCATTGTCGCCTTTTAAATTAGAGATAATCCCTAACATCTCACGCCCCGCATCATCTTCTAACAGCGCATCCAAATGGATGTCACTGTGGCAAATAGGGCAACGGCATAATTTCACCTTTAAAACTCCTTTAAACTAGGTTTAAAACACATTATTCAGCCCACTTAAATACCCCTCTTTCGTAAAGAGGGGTTAGGGGAGATTTGATGGGCTGTAAATATGTTCTAATCTTGAGGTAAATCTAATTCGGGTCTCCAATACAAAATCTCATCAAATGAGACATTTACACCATAACCAATGTTTTGGTCATAACTTTCCAACTCCCAATATTTTCTAGTGCCATCAAACTTTAATGCGGCGAAATAACATGACATATCATCATCTAACACTAATACTCTTTCTGCGCGTTCAGGCAACCGCTCAGAACACTTAATCCATCCATTGTTTTGCGGATATTCAACAAGCACCGGATTTTCTACCATGTAAGTGTACTGATCGCCGTAAATATCCTCTTCTTCTTTTGTGAGGGAGCGGGTCGGTAAATCAAATCCGCCTAACGCAACGCCAAAACACGTTTCTTTTATGCCGTCCTCAAGGTCATCTCCGAAACCGTTATCGGCGCCAATGTCAAAAGTATGGTCGACATAGTCTTGCGCTTGTGATTTAGCTTCTTCTAGCGTGTCATGCGTTGTGAACTCGCGTTCTAATGCATCATAAGCAAAATATTTTTTCATTTTTTGATCTCCTCAAGTCCCAAATTTAAAGTTTTGTTGTAGTAGTTAAAAGCATTCTTAAATTGTCTTCTACTGTCATCACACCAATCTTCCGGCGATACAGGGACACTATAAAGACCGTATAAAAAATTCCAGTGTACTTCGAGTTCCGGTGGCGTATTAATAAAAGCCCGCTTTTCCGCTTTTAGCGCTAATAAATCAGCGGTTTTTACCAGATCTTTCATTTTTGCCGTCATCTTAATGCCAAATTGATTTTGAATAACCCGCTCAAACTCTTTTTCAATTAATTTATATTCGGGTAGTAGGTTTTTAAGCGGCGTTGGCACATCGCCTAAATAAGCTTCTTGTGCATCGTGCATTAATACCGCGAATACTGTTTCTTCATCTGCTTTCATATACGTTTTTGCAATCATTGCGGCGTAAACGCTGTGATCCAAAACCGAATAATGTCTATCTAATTTGCCACCAAAGCGCGGAATCCTTGCTAAATGATGAATAATGTCATCAATATGGATGTCGCTATTTTGTGGGTTAGCAAAGTCGATTAAACGGTTGCCGTGTGTGATAAATATGCTCATTTTTACTCCTTTTTTACCTTGATTTTTATATCATTTTCGCCATGTTGATGGTGTCTAATCGTTACTTCGTAACCATCAACCCCAGTTTTTCCATCATCCTTCCACTTAATAACCGGTTCCGGATTAACCTGCACAAAAACACCAAGCTCTTCGATAGCTACTTGTTTCTTTTGTATAAATGTTTTGCGAATAGCAAACCAATGGATAAAATCAGGCAAGAAACGATTAAACTGTTCTTCGGTTAACTGCAAAAAGTCTTCAACTTTTCTAAACTCATAAATTTTGTCACTCATTTTCTCACCCCCAACTTAACCGTCTCCTTCCCATTCACACCGTGATTCAGCGTAACTTCTTTGCCTTGTTTATAGCCTGCACTTTGCGCCAAACCGTAGTCTTTAGAGTTTCCTTTCTCACGTATTTTGGTTTCGCTCCATTTCTCTTCCTTAAACGCTTCTGCTTTGTAAGTTTCCATTTTTTGCTTTTCTTCCGGTGTCATTGCAAACCGTTTAACGTTCTGATTCACGCCGGCCACCCAGCCTTCGCAAAAAGAATCTCCCCGAGCAATCAGCGTGTTACGTTTTAGACGTTTGCTTTGGGTATCTAAAAACGCTTTGCGCGCCGCTTGTAATCGACGATATAGCACATCAAAACAGTAAGACGCGATTTCAGGTCGTTCTTCCGCGCCGTAAAACACAACATGCATTTTGTTTTCGCCGTATTCATCTCCGGGATACGTGTTAGATAAATAAACCTCAACGCCAAACGCCTTTTTAATCACAGAGATCAACATGTGCACATATCTAGCGGATTTCATAGCGGTTTTCTGCTTAGCGTGGACTTGGCTAAATTCAACTTGTGACTGATTAAGCTGATTCTCCGCCATTAGCTTTTGCGCCATTGCCAGTGCGCTTGCCGCTTCGTGCGGATTGGTTGACTTACTCAACGCCAACAATTTTTTGATTTTTCTGAGCAGTTTGTCTTGTTCCATATTTACCCCTTTCTCCATTCGCCCTTAGGCATTATTTCCGTGACATCAGCGTCTGCCCATTTTAAAAATTTAGTTACGCTAATTTTCGGATAATGTCGTCCATCTTTTACTGACGGGCTGTCATATTGCACCCCCTGAACGAACCCTTCTTTGTTGTCATAAATCATCCCAATCCAAAGGATTTGTCTATCTCCCAATAAACGGGGGAATCCGTATGTTTGAGGGCGTTTTGCCGAATAAACATGCCCAACTTTTAGATCTTCTACTGTTAGCTCTGCCATACTCACCCCAACACCGGCGTAATCTTCCACACCACACATTTCATTTCTCTGCTTGCCGCTTGTAACAGCTTCAAGCATGCCATTTCGTCATCTTCGAGCCACATTTCCTTGGCCATTTCTAACTGCTCAATCATTTGCGCCAGTTGGATAGTCACATGCGACTTTCTCTCTTTTTCAATCATCGTATTCATCCCCCTTGGATAGCACTGGTTCAACTTCGATCACGTCATAAACCTCCGTGATGAGGTGCGCCATTTGATTAATGTCATTGTTATTCCAATCGCAAGCGTCCATCGCTTGTTGCATGTTTTCGGCTTCGATTGCAAATTCCACCGTGCAATCTAGCCTGACGAGATATTTAGCCATTCTTCGCTCCTTAGTTGTTATTGCTAAAACTCATTATTCAGCGCACTTAAACCGTGCTTAAATGCGCTGTAAATGGGCTTTATTCGTTAAGTGCGGTCTCTTTTTTTCCTTTTTTCTTGAGCCTTGCCCACCAATGCTGGCAAAACTCTTTGCGGCATTCTGCCCAGTTTTGGTTTTCGGGATTTTTTGCCACTAATGCGGCTTTTTCCCAAATCGTTGCGGCATAACTCAAATCGCCTGCACGTTCCACTTCAACGGCTAACTCGGATAAGTCCTTGTAGGTCATCTCCATTTAAACCCCCGCCACGTCCAGCGGAATTGGCACATACTTGTCGCTGTCGCCAACACGCTCATACATCCGCACATAGGCTTTACTGCTCACCACTTGCACGCTTTCGCTAATCGCCTGCATAGCGCGCAACCAGCGCGGGTCTTGGATTTCAACGCGGCGCAAGCCCAAAATGCGGGATGTGTTGAGGTTGCCTTCTTTGTCCACGTTAAATGCCCGCTCAATCAAGGCTTTCAGTTCAGGGCGTGAGCCTGCCGACCATTCATCTAAACATTCATCAATCAGCACTTTGGCGCCCAGTAAACGTTCGTCAAACTGTAAATTTTCATTTATAGCTCGCTGAATTTTGTATTTGCCGTCATAGCTAAACAGCGTCACATTGCCTTTATTTCCCCCCACTTTCGCGCCATATTTCTCGGCGGAAAGCTCAATAAACGCGCCGATGTCGCCAAAAATGCCGTCTTTAAACTCGCCCATTTGGCGATTTAACGCTTTGCCTTTTTCCACCCAAGCGGTCACCAGCTCATCGCGCTCTTTGTCAATATCACGCACCAGTTCTTCCGGGGTAAGCGTGCCTGTTGCGTCACGCCAGTAGGTTTTGCCTTCGATTGTTACTTTTGCCATAGTTAAACCTCTTCTTTGTCTAATTTAATAACGATTAATCTGTTGCCTTTGTTGCGCTTGAGTATCGCTTCCGACCCCATCGCATACAGTGTTTTCTTTTGTATGTTAAATTTCTTTGCTAATTCATCCGCCGTGCCGTCGCCTAGATTCTCTTCTCCGCGGTAAACGGCGTAGATTTGACGATATTTCGGCATTCAACCCCCTTACCAATACACCATGACGCCTTGTTCATTTGCCACGGTTCTCACAATATGCACGCCGTTTCTAAACGTGGTCATCTTCACACCTTTGGCTTTTAAGCGACGGCTTGGGTTTAAAATCACCATTTTTGGGAAACGGCCGTCTTTGCTTTCGACGATTTGCACGCCTTCGCGTCTTAACGCATACGCTACGCGGTTCATTTGTTCGCTCATTTGGGTCTCCTTTTGATTAATGGATTAACATGCCGGCGTAAGAGTTGATTAACTTCTCGTCAATCTGTTTGCCGTGCATTTCGGCAACACGGATCACGCCGCGCATTAACTTGGTTAAACGACGCGCATTGCCGTGGCTGGCTTTAAATAAAATGTCGTTAAATTCGTCTGTGCCTAAGCCGTTCTCGGCTAGTCTGTGAATGTCGTCCTCACTTAACTGGTTACCCAAGTCACAAGCCAATCCCACGCGGCTATAAAGTTGCGCCAATTCGCCGTATTTACCTTTCAGGTTCACTAATAAGCGAGGCATACCGGCAAGCACCACACCGCAACCGGTCAAGTCATGGATTCGGCGGATATATTCCAAACTTTTCGTACTTAACAATTCCGCTTCATCCACAATAATTAAGCGACCTTCCCCCAGTTTTTCGGTGATGCGGGTAAACAATTCATGGTTTGCGCCGGTTTCGTTGAGCCCTAACTGGTGGCAGAGACTTTTTAGCAACACTTTCGGGCTACAACTTGGCTCAACTTCGATAAAAATCGTTTCCGGGTTTTGGCTAACATACTGTTTTAATGCTTTGGTTTTGCCCAAGCCTGCCGCGCCATAAACCACGCTAATTTCGCCTTCTACGTGGGCGATATGCACCACATCAATGCAACGTTCTGCGGCGTAAGTCGGCACAAATTCGCTGTTAAAATTGCGCTCAACCACTTTGTCTTTTTCACGTTTGATTAAGCGATCCACCGCTTCATCAATGTCTTTCGTTGCGCCCTTATAAGTGCCTTTTAAATACTGGTTAATGGTTGCAACGGACTTGCCGAGGGCTTTTGCTACTTGCGTTTGGGTTAGCCCTTTTTGTTCCATAAATCTTGCGAGTTGTTCTTTCATGCTAGTGCTCCTGTATTTGTAATTAATCTTGATGCGTGGCAGATAAGATTGCCTTTTAGGGTGTAAACGGCTAAAAAGCCTTGGGCGGGTCTCACTTCAACCGATTTGCCTTCCCATTCAATGAGTCGGTAGGCAAAATGCGGTTTTTTTGTTGTATTCAACCCGTCCGCAGTGGACTTTCGTGATAGTTCGTTTTTTCATAATCTAACCTCCGGCGACTTTGAGTTGCTGTCTTCTAAGTTCGCTTGGCAACAAGGCGATTTCTTCGTCTTCGTCAAAGCGGTTGACTTGTTTTGTGCGTAATCCGTGCAACAGTTCTGCGCCTTGTTGATGTTCAATCGTAATAACCGGATTTAACTCGTCTAAAATCTCATTTTCACGGTGTTTAATACGGTTTAATCTGCCTTTCGCACGGTTTTCACGTTGTTGTTCAACCATCGGTACCGGGAATGCGGCTTTCTTGTGTGCTTCAAATTCGGCGTTACAGATAAAGCGACCATCTAACGTGCGTACTTGCACAAAATCCGCATTGTGAATATCCACACCGACCACCACTTCTTTTCCTTGATGGTTTAGCAGTTCAAGGTGGAAATATTTGTGGTTTTTCCATTCAATCAGTCCGCGTTTCGTCACCCGTTTAAAGTGCGGGCGCTCAATGTCGCGTAATTCCACGTCGGAAAGGTAAACAATCAGTTCTGGATTGGTTACCCGTTCATACTTAACTGCAGGAGTGCAACGAATTTCAGAATGCACATGCTCGTTGTTGTACCAATCAATCACTTCTTGGATACCAACCATCAACTCTTCCCAGCTCACCAGTTTTTCTTTCGCTTTGCGTTGTAACGGCGTTAAAACTGCCCCTTTTTTCGCATTAGAAAGGGAAATCATGGATTGCAACATCCGTCTTTTGCTATCAGGGTCGGCATCCGCCCCGTAATAGGTCGGGAAACGTTGTGCAATGCGTTTACCTACGGTTTTATTTAAGCGTTCAATAATCCCTCGTCCTTGCGGGTTACCTGCAATCCCCGTGGCGTGGTGAATACTAAAGCGCGGTAAAATTCCGGTTACGTCAGCATCAAGTAAAATATTTTTCTCACCGCCCCCGTTATCGGAGTAATAGATACAAGGCAAACCATGCTGAGAAATGGCATGGCGTAAAGCGTCCAACACTGCAAAAGCACTTTCAGATAACGCCAACGACCAACCCACAATTTTTCGGCTTGCACCATCAATAATCATGGTCAATTCAGGGGTGAATGGTCGCCCATGAATAGGGTGTGCTACTTTCATCTTCAGCGAGTGACCGTCACCAATCCAAATATCATTAGCCTTAAACAATGACCAATCACGCTCAACATAAGGCAACAAACCTTTGTATTTTGAGCCGGTCAAGCGGCCAAACTCTCGGATATGTAATGGCAACTTAGCCAATGCACGACGCACTCGGTCAAGGCTTGGTAACATTTCGCGTAACATGTCGTCATTGCAGTGACGAGTAAGCCATTCAGCTTCGAAAATGCGATACGCATCCACTACGCTAATGCCGTTGGTTTGGCGATAAATCCCCATAAACCAAGACATCCACCAAATGCTTTCCACTTTATCTGCCTGACGTTGACCCGGTGCCAACGCACGCAAACGTTCTTCCGCTGTTTTGCATTTGTGATAATCGATCACCCACTGATTCAGGGTTCTTGGTGATAACACACGGCCGCAGTTATTGCCGTTTTTGCTGTTAGCCTTGGAGACTAACGCCATCAAATCTGCCGAAATTTCACCGCACTTTGCCGCATTGCATAGGTGGGTAATGGCTTTGATTCGGCTTTGCACCTGTTCCAATTCACCCACATAAGCCACTAAAGCCATGCGTGCATCGGCGATTTCACGCTGTTTGGTGGTGAGGTCGGCAAGATTCAGATTTTTTACAGCTGGGAGTTTCTTTGGTTGACTTGTTACCTCGTTCGTAAACCGTCTTTGCAAATCTTTCTGAACACTTTCTGGCAAAGAAGAATATGCATATTCCAGACCGCCACCTTTAACTCCAACAAGCGGTTGAGAATGCCATTTTTCTTTTCTTGCAAGCCGGTTAATATTTGATGGATATTTAGATAAACCACCAACACCAGCTAATTCTTTAGCACTAAACCACATTTTCATGATTAAAGATCCTTTAGTCTGAATAACGACTTGGCCAAATTTCTTTAGGATGTTTTCCTAAAGCATCTGCAATAATTTTTTCCCCTCTTGGATAGCGTTTATCAAATGCATTTCGCAAAGTAGTTTTTGCAAGACCATGCTCAATGCCTAACTGCGCCAAGGAAATTCCCTTTTTGATTAGTGCAGCGCGGATATCTGCGCGATGCATATCATTAGCTCTTTTCTTTTCTGCCATTTTGTGCAATCCTTAAAAGTTAGTTTATCTGCTACATGATTAAGTAGTTAATCATCTATGATTGAGAATATATATCAAATCATCTTCTTAATCAATAAGTGATTTAATAAAATTTATAAAATCTTTTGAATTCTTTTTTAACTCATTGATTTTATTAAACTTAATCATTTAATTTTTTTAAATCATATTTGATTAAGAAAGAGGTTTTATGAAATCATCAGAAAAAGTGTGGTTTAGTGCCAAAGAATTAGAAGGTTTAAGTGGACTTCCTGCACATGCAACAAACATCACCAGAAAGGCGAAAAATGAAAATTGGATTTCTCGTGAAACTAAGGGGGTAAAGGGCGGTGGATTTGAATACCACATATCTAGCCTTCCCAAAAAAACACAAGAATCGCTTGGGTTTATGGATGGCATTAAATCCCTACAAAGTCATTTTAGAGGCGTCATTGAAAAAACTAGGATAGAGGAAGATGGCTATGTCAACTCTAGCCAAGTAAATAGGGATTATTATGAACCGATTGATGATTTCAGAGGCGTGCGAGTTTCTGCTGGCTTAGGCTTGGAAAATGAGGAGCAATACGAAATCCCATACACTATGATTGAAAGTGCATGGTTCCAAAGATCAGGCTTAAAATCAAAGCATTGCGCGATGTTTACAGTTAGTGGCGAAAGTATGGAACCCACTTTAAAAGACGGCGAAGAAATCATTGTTGACCGTTCTAAACGCGAACTAGCCGAAGGGAAAATATTCGTGTTAAATCATAATGGCTCAATGCTGGTAAAAAAAGTACAGTTTACTTATGATGGAGTAGAGCTAATCAGCGACAACCCGGCATACCGCCCATTAAAACTCAACGCAGAAGAAGCAAACAACCTAATGATCATCGGACAAGTAGTAAGAGGCTACCGAGATTTTTAAACATAAATCCAGTTATCAAGTATTACTTGATAACTCAAATTAAAAGCGGTTTTTAAAAGTGTTTAAAAACCATTTAAAAACCGCCCATCACTATGCAAATAAAAACACAAATCCCGCCCATTTTTCACCAAACCCCACCATTTTCATTATTTGCATAATTCCACCCCTCTAAAAACAACAAAGCCCCATAAACAGGGGCTTCACCGCATTTTTTCGCGCCAAATTTTTTTGTTTTTATTTATGCAAATATTGTCACTACCCCACACAACATCCTGCCATTGATGTTGAAAAAACATCTGTAGTGTAAGAGTATTCATCGCTAATTTCTGGTATATAAGACATTA